GTAGCCCAAAGATTATTAGGTGTTCAGCCAAGAATTGTTTTGCCAGAGGGCGTATCGCCTGAAAGCAAACGTGGCAAAGCAATACTTAAAGCCGAAGAAATAAAAGTTAAAAAGAAAGTATCTGGAACTATAGATGCTTTTTACACAGTGTTTATTGACCCACTTACTTACATAGGTTTAGGATTACCAGCCGTAGCCAAGACACTTGCTAAGGGTGTTGGCGGTATACGCGTTGGAGTCCGTGAGGCATTTCAGCAGGCTGCATTTAAAAGTAAAGGTCAACGCCTTGCTGAACAGTTTAAGTTTGTATCTCAGCGCAAAGGTACTGAAGAAGGTTATGCCTGGTTATTTAATGAACCTGAAATTAAAACTCTTTGGGATGACCAACTAGGACCACGCTTAAAGTCCTATGCAGAGGCTAAATCTCCTACTGCTAAAGCCTCAATACTTGAGTCTATTAGATTTGATTTTCCTGAGTGGTATAACGAACCAGTAATAAAAACCCTTACTACTGGTGAAGTTAAAGCCTTTGATGCTGCTAGTGCACAAAAGTTTTTCACCCACGTAGATGATGCTAATCTTATGCTTAATGGCAGAGTTAATGGTATTTCTTTCCGCCGTAATGGTATTCCTTATGCTCGCAAAAGCAGAACTCTTACTTCGGCTATGCACCGAGTTGCTTATTCAGTATTTAATCCAACAAGCGAAGTAGATATAACTACTAAAGAGATTCTTGCTAAGGGCGATGCAGAAGCCATTAAGGCTATGTCAATTGTTACTAAAGTTGCCGATGAAGAAAATAAACTGCTCAATCCACAGATTGATGAATTGTTTGCGCTACAAGAGGATGTTGGTAAAGCACGGCGTTTAGCGCTTAAGTTGGGCGTTGCTGCCAGCAGACTACCTGGAGTTATTAAGTTTGGCGAAAACGCTATTGAAACTGCTGACAATATTCGCAATACTGCTAGTTTGGTGCTACCTAAAAATATAGCCAATGCTGTTACTCTGATGCTTTTAGATGAGCCATTAGATATTCAATTGACAGCAGTACGTAATATGCAGTACGCCTTTATGAAGCGTATGAATGTTCCTGAAGATGATATTCAACGTATTCTTCAAGATACATATAACGGGCAGGCTGGATTTACTCCAGTTGTAGATATGCCTATTGCGGATAATATTGCGGCTCAGATGCATCCTATGGCAGTAGCCTTTAATAACCTTACGCCAACCCTTGCTGCTACTGGTGCTATTGAGCCATCTCAATTACGTAAAGGTATTAAGCAGTTGCCGTTTGATACTATTTATCAACTATCTTCAAAGGCAAGATTAGATGAACGTGCCAAGGGCACTCCTGCTAAAAACTTTCTGCTTTTGTTTAACGGTATTGGTAGGAGCAGATTTGCTACTCTTTGGAATAATAACTGGGCTGCATATACCCTGGCTCCACGTTTAGGTATTAGAACTAACGTAGATGAAGGTTTCTTTTATTATTTAACTAAGCCAGTTACGGATATTCTTGATTTAGTAGCCAGTAAGTTTCAAAAAGATATTAAGGCTATGCAGACGGTTACTGGCAGTGGTGCTGCTATTGGTCCTTATAAAGGTTCTTTATACTATATAGCAAATAAGATGGGTATTACTGTAGACGGTAGACCATTAGACCCACGGAAAGTTCTTACTTCAGCAGAACAAGCCGACATTATTGAAAAAATTAGAGTTAAAAAATCTAAAGAAGTTGGATACGAAATACCACTATCTGAGATAAAGCCAGTATTTATTAAAGAAGGCATTATCAGCAGAATTGAAGAAATCTATAAATTTACTGATGACAATAAAGAATGGCAAAATTTAAAACGAGTTCTTCGCAATAATTCTAATTTTAATGAGGGCTTAACAGCCTCTATTGCTGCCCGTGATTTAGTCGTAGGCAGAATGGACCGAGATTTTTATGAGTCTGTATTTGATATAGACCAACTAACTAGGTTTATTAAAGAGTTGGGATTAGAGCGGTCACCACTTTATACGCCTAAAGAAATAGAAAAGTTAAGTCAACAAGAATTAGGCGTTGCTATGTGGGACAACTTCCTAATTCGTTTTGGATTTAACCAACTTAAACTACCTGGAAATTATTATTTAGACCCAGTAAGTGTATTTTTTAACAATAACGGGTTACGTAATGATGATTTCTTTGGAGCATTACGTCCAAGTACTAATTTTGCCAATGCACGTACTGAACTTATGGAGCAGATGGGCGCAACATTCAATGAAGTTAGCGCTTTTTATGACGTACTGGATGCTAAAAGACTACAGGCAGCCCTATCTAACTGGGGTGAGACCGTTTATTTCCGTCAACAAGGTGTGTCCGACCCAGAGATAGCCCGTATTTATGCAGAGCGTATCTTGAATGATATGCGTTTTGCTTTCCACGGTAGCGCAGATGGCTTTAATGATAACTTGTATGACTTAATGCAACGTAAATATGCTGATGTGATTAAGGCAGCCCCACGTCAGGGTATGCCAGCAGCAACTGCTTGGTCACGCGCTGCTAATAATTTAACCTGGAAAGAATTTAATGACGCTACAGTAGGTAAGCGTCCTACTTCTGGTTATATAAATACGCGCCTTGTATCTAACGGCAAAGTATCTGATATGGATGCGCTAAAGGAAGACCTTAGCACCATAGATAAATGGTTTGAACGGTTCCCAGATAAAGTTCTTGAGATGATGGACCGTCAGGTAACGGGATTTTTCCGTCTGCCTGCTATGCGTGTGGCTGTAAATAAAGCCCTAGATGATTTAGTTCCTTACGAAAAGTTTTTATCTGACCGCCATTACAGAGGATTACTGGATGCAAATCCAAATATAGACCCAGATACTGCTAGAAAGTTTGCTGATGAAGCAGCCGATAAGCAGGTAACCAATATAGCAATTAATATGGCTACAGATTCTGTGCTTGAGTTTGTAGATAATCCAAGTATTCGTTCTAATTTTGCTCTGGCTATCCGCTATGTAGGCAGATTCTTCCGTGCTACCGAAGATTTCCAGCGCCGTGTTTATCGTCTTTATGCAAATGAGGGACCAAGAGCACTTATGCGTTTACGGCTTTTGCACTATGGATTAGAAAACATAGGTTCTGTTTACCAGGATGAGAATGGCGATGACTATCTAACAGTACCTACGGATATTGTTATGAATACAGCCACACAAAAGGTGCTAGGTGCATTTAATGTTGACTACAAGGTTGGCTCATTTAATGAGTTTTCTTTTAAGTTCCGATTAATTAACCCATCTTTTGCTCCTGATGCTGGACAGCCAGCCTTTGCTGGACCACTTGCAGGAATAAGCATTACCGCAGTTAAAGGATTCTTGCGTGATTTACCAGTGCTTAGTGCTTTTTTGCCACAAACTTGGGAAGATAGAATTTATCCTTACACCAACGAAGTAGCCAATTATTTAGACACATTTGCTATGGGTCATATTGGTCAAAATACTGATGTCGGTGATGCTTTAAGAACGGCTTTCCCAATGTTGGCTACAACGGCTTGGGATACTTTAGCCCCTGCGGAGCGTAATAGAAATAAGGCTAATGCCTGGTATCAAGCAGTTAATTATATGGAAGCCTTTGGCAAAGGTTTACCAGATAACGCAACTAGCAAAGAAAAAACAAGATATATACAGAACGTCAAAGTTGCTGCTAATAACGTAACTGCTGCACAGGCAATTATAGGTTTGTTTGGTAGCCCTGCATACCCAAGTTTAAAAGATAGTAAGGGATTACCTGACTTTATTAAAGAGACTGGTATCAGTACTTGGACCAGTGCTTTCTGGGATGTATATCAAGGTGTTATTAAAGCAGACCCTGAAGTAGCCAACCCATTTGAGTTGGCTGTTGCTATGTTTATTGGTAATAATCCAGGCAAATCAGTATATACAATACCTAAAACAAATAAAGCATTTAAAACAGTTATAGCCAAGACTAACGAATTAAAAGATTGGTCTACTAATAATAGACGATTTCTAGATGAGTATCAAGATTCAGGTATTGGTTTTGTATTTGCTCCCAAAGTTGGAGAATACAACCCAGATATATATTCCTGGATGGAAGCACAAGGGTTAGTTGAACAGGCTGACTTCAGAGAGTATTTAAACAAAGTTCAAATAGCCAGAGATAAAGAAAAGTATTATGCAATTAATGATGCGTTAGTGGAAAGATTGGCTACGTCTACTGACTATCAAGAGCGTGCCAGCCTAATTGCTTTAGCAGATGCAGAGCAACAGTCGTTGCTACTATCTAATCCAGAACTAGAAGATTCATTAGATGACAATATATCTGGTCGGGATTTAAAGATGATGTTCCGTGACCTTAGAGGCGCGGTAGATGATGCTAGTGCGCCTATACCAAATGCCACTAGAAATGCTATGCGGTTAGCAATTAATGAAGTTCAGGCTTTTGTTGATTACTCAACCAACCCATCCTATAAGCAATTGTATACGTTTAGTGATGACCGTAAGCGTATGAAAGAAGAAGTAATAGCGGTTCTTGAACAGTTGGTATTTGACCCAGCCGTTAAAGAAGCAACCCGTTTGATATTTGTACCTATGTTAAACAAGTACTCCCGCGATGTGGTGGGTGCTTCCGTAGAAAGGGCATACGTTGGCGGTAGATAAGTCACCAGAAGAAGCCAAGACACGCGGTGAAGCATCGGCTAATGCTGCTGCTACGGCTAATAAAAAACATTTAGATGACCTTAAAAGAGTACTTGGCGACATAGGATTAGATAATGGTCAATTAAAGGTTGGTACTGACCAAAATAGAAATCTTATTTTGTATGAAATAGCAGTTGATAGTAAGGGTAAACCAACAGGAGAAAGACCTGAAGTTTTCTTTTGGGTAGCACCAGATGGTCTTGGCTTTACTAAACAGTATGGCTCACAGGTCATTAAGTCTATTAAAACTAACTTTAAGGGTAATCTTGAAGTACTACGTCAGCAATTATTAGATAAGAATTTTCTTTCTGAGACTGATTATAAAACCAAAAACGAAACAGCATTTAATCAGGCTATTTTAGACGCAGCAAGAAATCATAGCCTTACTCAGGTTCAGTCTTATACTATTGAAGGTAATACTAAGTTCAGTCCGTTTAAAAGTTGGTTAGGTAGTCTAGGTAGCGCTGGCGCTGGCGACAAAAATCTTCCAGTTCAAGACATTAATCTTATGGATAGGGATGTAGTTGAGGCTATTGTTCGTGGTGTAGTTCGTGGCAAAACAGATATGACAACTGGTACTGAAGACTTTATTCAGCAAGAAACTGACCGTTATGTAAAACAAATTAAAGAGGGAACCCTTACTACTACTAAAGAGGCTGGGGGCAAGATTGTTAGAACTACTACTAAACCGTTTACCCAAGCGCAAGTAGAGGCTGAAGTAGGCAAAAAAGTAGAAACAGAATTGCCAGATGTGATGCGCTATAAACAAAACTTTGATTTTTTGGTATTCCTTGACCAGATGGGAGCGCCAGTAGTATGAGACCTAATAATGTAATAGATGGTGGCGGAGGAGTTATCCCTCCTCAAAGTGCTACTGGTAAAGCAGAAGCCCTTGCTTTGGGTATTACAGAAACTATTCTTATTGCGTTTCCTGAATTAAAACCCATCTTTGATATGTTTGTGGCGGGTGATATTGCTGAAGCAAGATTAGCCTATTTTAATTCTGATTATTATAGGAATTTAACTAGCAATGCCCAATCTAGACAAACCAAACAAAAGACACAACCTGGTGTTTACGCTCAAGAATTAGATGCGTGGAAGCAAACGCAAAAGCGTAGACTTATAGAAAAAGGATTTGTTTGGAATTCTGCTATAGATGCAATGTTAGAAGATTCTTACCTCAAGGGTGACACAGATGTGCAACTTGAGATTAAAATTCTTAACTCTGGTTTGATGGGCAGTAAGATAGGTGGCAGTGCTCTTGGCACGGTTAATGCTTTAAAGTCCTATGCTGATGACCAAGGAGTTAGTTATCTACTGCCGAAAAATTATTGGGACAAAGTATCTGCTGGTTTGCTAGACGGCACTACAACTGATGAAACTATCCAGGAAGAATTAAAAGGATTTGCTATGTCTGCCTACCCAGCCTATGCAAAGGGTATAGAGGCTGGCAGGTCATTTAGTATGCAGACTTCGGCTGCTAGGCAGATGATTGCTAACTTGCTTGAAAAAGATGTAGATACAATTACTAATGATAATCCATTGTTTCAAAAAGTAACAGGATATGTGAATCCTAAAACTGGTGCTTTTGAAATTATGCCGTTATGGGAGGTACAACAAACAGTGAAAAATTCAGATGAATGGTTGTACACAAACAATGCTCGTGATGCTTTTGATAATGTTGGTAGAAATATTCTTCAGCAATTTAAGTTGGCGTTCTAATGGCTAAAGAAACTGCTGCTGAGCGCCGTGCTCGTATTGAAAAAGAAGTTGCTGCTCGTTCTGAAGAACGAACAAGATTATATTTTGAAAATAAAGCAAAGGCTGAAGCCGCTGCTGCTGCACAGGCTCCACAGTTGCCAGCCTCTGATGCTTATAACTATAACTATGCTTTTAGAACTGATGTAGGTAGTAAGTCTACAGATGTATCTGGCAGTTTAAATTTAATTAAAACACCAAATGCATATTATGATTCTTCTACTAATACTATAGTAGACCCTGCTACTGGAACAAGAAGTCCAGCCGTCCAGTCAATGTGGTCTGGTCCTACAAGTTTTCAAGGAAGTTCTTCTGGAACAGTTAGCCAATCTAAAACATTGACTCCAGAACAAATAGCGGCTAAAGAAAATGCAGAAAAACTTGCTGCTCAATTAGGTTTATCTATTGACCCTAACACTGGTATGATTATTAAACCACCAGCAAATTATGTTATAGACCCTATAACTGGAAAATTTGTTCCACCCAAGACAACATCTACAACTGTAGTTACTCCTACGGTTGTTACCTCTACACCCACAGTTACTCCTACGCCTGTACCTGCGGGGCTTGATGCTGCAACTCAGGCTCTTATTAGTTCTTTACAAGCACAGATTGCTAGCCTTACTGCTAGCCAAAATCAGTTTAGGGCAGATACTGCTGCAGCCGAAGCATTGGCTACACAGCAAAAACGTCAAAACGCTTTAACGGCTCTTACGGACCGCTTTAGTAGATATGGTCTCGCCAGTCTTGTTCCTAAAATTAGAGAACTTGTTAGCACTGGTGCTAGTGAAGATACTATTGCACTTCAATTGCAAGATACAGAAGAATACAGACAGCGTTTTATTGCCAACCAAGACCGTCTTAAGAAAGGCTTGGCTGTTCTTGACCCAGGTACTTACATTGGACTAGAAGATAGATACCGTCAGATTCTTAGAGCGTATGGACTTAAGCAGTTTGATAATGATGTTTATGTAACACAGTTCCTTGCTAATGATGTATCCCCAGAAGAACTATCTAGTCGTGTAGTAACTGCGGTGCAGCGAGTACAAAATGCTGACCCTGCTGTTAGCGGAATGTTAAGACAATTCTACGGCATTGGCACAACCGATATGGTTGCTTATGTTCTTGACCCAAGCCAGCAATTTCCTAAGATTGAACGTCAAGTTGCAGCAGCCGAAATTGGTGTGGCTGCAGCACGTCAAGGACTTACTGCTGGAGTTAACGTTGCTGAACAGTTGGCAGCCCAAGGTATTACACAGGCTGAAGCACAGCGTGGTTACTCAACTATTGCCAACATACTTCCACAGGCTACAAAACTTAGTGAGATTTATACCGATGTACTTGACCAGTATGGTCAGGCTGAGGCTGAACAAGAAGTATTTAATAGCCTAGCCTCTGCACAACGTAAACGTCAGCGACTTGCTGAACGTGAGATTGCTGCATTTAGCGGACAATCTGGCTTAGGCAGAGGTTCGCTAGGTAGCCAAATAGGCGGACAAATATAAGAATCCCGATGCGGACCGACCAGCCCCGCACGGTGTATAAGACTGGTAGCAAGAGCCAGCCTATCTACCCCTGGATAGAACTGTGGCTTGCGACTAACGACAAATAGAAAGGGTGGTTGCTATGAGCAACAACTACTGGGATGACGAAGAAGACAACCAAGAAATACCTGACCATCAGTTAAGTGGCGATGACTTAGTTAAGAAACTAAGAAAAGCCAAGCGTGCTGATGAGAAGCGTATTAAAGAACTTTCTGAACAACTTGACGGATTCCTCAAGGAAAAGAAAGAAAGAACTGTCTCTGAAGTCCTAGCAAAAAAGGGAGTAAACGCTAAGGCTGCTCGCCTTATCTTGAAAGATGTGCAGGAAGCCACTGAGGAGTCTATTGACTCTTGGCTCCGTGATAACGGAGATTTAATCGGCTATAACCCACAGGCTGAAAAGGTAGAAGAACAGCAGAATCTTGCGACATTACGTCAGCAAGACATTCTTACTCAAGGCGGAATTGCTCCAGATAAAGTCGTAGACATTGAAGCCCGTTTAAATAATGCGGAGTCAATGGAAGATTTAATAAATCTACTACGCAATTCCTAATCGTTCATAGTCACTTGGAGGTGACGCAAACTAATGTCCAATGCTTATACATCAACAGGTTCTTCCTCACTTGGAGGTACCGCTGGTGCAGCAGGTCTAGTCCAGAAGGCGTATGACCGTCTTCTAGAGTTTGCTCTCCGTTCAGAACCACTACTTCGTTCTGTCGCAGACAAGCGCCCTGCTCGTCAGGCTTTCCCTGGCTCAACCGTTGTTCTACAACGCTATGTTGACCTTGACCAAAAGACATCTACTTTATCTGAGACAGTTGACCCAGATGCAGTAGCATTGTCTACACCTACTTCAGTTACCATTACTCTCAATGAGTACGGTAACGCAGTACTCGTAACCCGTGCTCTTGAGTTGTTCTCACTTGCAGACGTAGACCCAGCAATTGCAAATATCGTTGCATACAACCTTGCTGATTCTATTGACGCAGTTGTTGGAACAACCCTAATTGGCGGAACAAATGTTCTTTACGGCGGTAGCCGTACATCCACAGCAACCATCACTGCTTCTGACACGATTGACTCAGCAGACATCCGCAAGGCTGTTGCTAAGTTGCGTGCTAACAAGGCAAAGGCTCGCCGTGGTTCTTACTACTGGTGCGGTATCCACCCAGAAGTTTCACACGACCTTCGTGCAGAGACTGGCAATATGGGCTGGAACTTCACCCACATCCAAACCCCTGGCAATGTTGACAAGGTTTGGGCTGGAGAAATCGGAGACTATGAAGGCGCGTTCTTCGTAGAGTCTTCACGTATTCCAAACGCTAAGGATGGCGCTGACCAGACTGCACTTGCTACAACTGTTCCAACAGTTGCTGGTACATCTGGTGGCTTCACAATTGGTGTTGCTTCAACATCTGTAATTGCAACCCGTGCAGAAGTTGGCGATAAGATTTCTGGTACTGGTATCGGAACTGATGCAAAGATTGCTTCTATCAGCACATCTGGAAGCACCACAACCCTTACAATGACTGTTGCTAACTCTGCTGCAGTTGCTACTACAGCAACCATCACAGTTACCCCAGTTACCCGTGTATTTGATACTCTCCTCTGCGGACAGCAAGCACTTGCTGAGGCTGTTGCTGAGGAACCACACATCGTTATCGGTAACGTAACCGACAAGTTGATGCGCTTCCGCCCAATGGGCTGGTACGGCGTACTCGGCTTTGCTCGCTATCGTGAGGAAGCGTTGTACCGTATTGAAACTGGTTCATCAATCGCTGCTAAGTAGTTGATTGACTCTGCAGGGCAGGCATATTTGAAAAGTCTGCCCTTCGGGGTGAGTTCACTAGGAGGACTTAATGACTCAATGGTTGTTTAAAACACCAACTGTAGAAGAAGGACCTGCTGGACAGGCTCGGCTATTTCACTTCTACAAGATTGACCGTGGCATAACCATAGTCAGAGAACTAGATGGCGACTATGCACAGGTTCGTTATCTACAAGATGAACAATATGCAACCTATCCTGAGATTTATCAAGGTGGTTACAACCACGTAGTTGATGATGCTACAAAGGCTAGGCTCATTGCAGGCGGTGTTGGAGTAACAGAAAGTAATTTTACTGCACTATGAAGCACTGGGAATATCATCCTGAATATGTAGAAGATTGTTTTGGATGTAAGGGACTAAGCGTTCAGATGAACGCAGGTGATGCCGATAGTCGGCGCAGTATGCCTACTAAAGCATTTAATAAAGAATTGGATGCCTATAAAGCAGCGAGAGCACAGGGTATCCAGCCAAATGGAACTTCTATGGCAAAGATTCAAGAGGCAGTTAAGGCTAGTGAAGTTATGGGTAGACCCTATGACGGCAACAAAATGCCACCAGCCAAAGCAATCAACAGTAAATCAGCAGCAATAATGAAAGAACTAGGAGTATAACTATGCCAAAGGTAGGCAGCAAGAAATTCCCATACACAGCCAAGGGTAAGAAAGCAGCAAAGATGTATGCCAAGGCTGAGAAGATGGAAGAAAAAGCAATGATGATGAAGGCAGCAAAGAAGAAGATGGCTGCTAAAAAGAAGAAGAAGTAGTTATGCCAGGTAGAATTAGTCCAGGTAAAACTGCAGAGCAGCGTAAGAAAGAAATTGATGCTGCTGATAATGCTAAGTTAGCCAAGGCTGAAGCAATGTTTGAAAAAATGATTCAGCAAGGCAAGGTTACTCCAGCCAACATTAGAAAAATTAAAGAGCGTATTGCTAATAAAACTGGTGCTTATCCACTAGGAGGAACCAACTAATGAAGGCAAAAAAAGGAATGGGCTTCAAAGCAGCCCAATCACAAATTGCCAAAAAGCAGGGTATCTCCAAGGAACGTGCAGGAGCAATCCTTGCGGCTGGTGCTCGGAAAGCCTCAGCAGCAGCCAAAAAGAAGAACCCAAATCTTAAAAAAGTTAAGGGTGCTATGAAAAAAGGTAAGAAATAATGGCTAATATAATTCGTTCCGAAAGTGCAGGTAGCGCAAAGCGCCGCAAAGAAAAAGAAACCAGTGCTAAACTACGTGGACGTAAATCGTTTGATGACCAGTCTAGTGTAGATAAAATTTATCAATGGGTTAGAAGCGGTGTAAAGTCTGTTGAGTCAGGATTTCCTGCTCAAACCAAAGGCGGAACATACACCCATCGGAATCCGTAATGTCATCAGGTAAATTCAAACCGCACCGCGGATTTAACTCTGTTCAGATTAAGAACGGTCTAGTGGTGCGGTTAAATAAAAACGGAACAGTAAGAGCAGTACTAGGAAAGTATGGGGAATATGGCAAGCAAAGCGGACCCAAGGCTTAAGAGGGCTGGTGTATCAGGTTTTAATAAACCTAAAAGAACACCTAATCATCCTACTAAAAGCCACATTGTAGTCGCTAAATCAGGCGACCAGGTTAAGACTATTCGCTTTGGCGAACAGGGTGCTAAGACTGCAGGCAAGCCGAAGGCTGGAGAGTCTGACAGAATGAAGAAGAAGCGTGCATCTTTTAAGGCACGCCATAGTAAAAACATTGCCAAAGGAAAGATGTCTGCTGCTTATTGGGCTGACAAGGTGAAATGGTGAAGAAGAAGGGCAAAGCATTTTGGGACAAGAAGAATCCAAAGCGTACATCTACAAAACTGACTTCTGCACAGAAGGCTGCTGCACGAGCACGTGCAAAGGCTGCGGGCAGACCGTATCCGAATCTAGTAGATAACGCTGCAGTATTACGTAAGAAGAAAGGTAAGTAATGGCAACAGGCACAGCAGGTAGTTCTTTTGCTAGCGAACTAAATCGCTTGGCTAATGGTGGGACATATCCAGCAATTTCTAATTACAAGGCTCCAACTGCTGCTGCCAATGCTTATGCAGGGACAACAGGATTAGCGCTGATTGCTGCGCTTAATAAGAAAGCAGACACTAATCGTCAACCTTCGGCTTACAAAGCGTTAGGCGGTATCTGCAACGAATTAGCAGGAACAACTGATTTATCTCCAACTGATGCTTTAAGGAGCATTAACCTATGACATATACCCTGGCTCAGATGATGGATGAAGTCCAGATAAACTTGTCTGGCTATACCTATCAACAAGACCGTTCTACATATTTAACTGCTGCTGTTACTACTACAACTTCTCCAGTTACTTCACCTTTAGTATTAAGTCTTGCTTCTACTCAAGACCTTGGCAAAGGTATTATTGAAATTGATAGTGAATTGATGTGGGTAGATAGCGTAGACCGTGTGGCTAACACAGCCACTGTTGCTCCGTATGGCAGAGGTTATTTAGGTACCACTGCTGCTACTCACGCCGAAGCAGCAAAGGTAACTGTTAGCCCAATCTTTCCTAAATACAGTATTGAGAAGGCTATTAACGACACTATCCACGCAGTTGGTAGTGCTATCTACGCAACTAAGCAGACAACTTTTACTTACAATGCTGCAGTCACAACTTATGAATTTGAAAATTTAGGCATAGAGAATATCTTGTCAGTATCCTGGCAGGACATTGGACCTACTAAAGAGTGGATACGCGTTAAGCGTTGGGACTTTGACCCATTTGCTGACGTAACTACCTGGGGTACTAACAGCCAAACTATAACTATTGGGGATGTAATTATTGCTGGCAGAACTGTAAAGGTTATGTATGCAACTAGCCCATCAGTTTTTACAGCAACTAATCAAGACTTTGCTACACAGACTGGACTACCAGAATCTGTAAAAGATGTAGTAATTCTTGGTGCTGCATATAGATTACTACAATACCTAGACCCAGCCCGTGCTGCTCAGTACAGCCCACAGGCTGATGAGATTGATGCAAAGCGTCCATTTGGCGCAAGCAATACAGCAGTACGGCAACTATTTGCTTTGTATACGCAACGACTTAATGAGGAGCGTAGCAAGCAACAGAACCAGTATCCCCCACGAGTTCACTACAGCGCCCGATAGGAACCTAAATGACAACACGGCAATACTCATCTCGCTCTCAGCAAACTACGCTGACAGGTGCTATTACATCTGGAGCCACGTCTATGACGGTGGTTTCTGGCACAGCGCTACTTGGTGGTGTGACTATCCCATCAGGCAGAACATTCACATTAGTCATTGACGTAGATACAGCGCTAGAAGAAATCGTAGATGCTACGGCGGTATCCACTAATACATTTACAATTACAAGAGCAATAGATGGTTCTTCGGCGCAAGACCATTCTGCTGGTGCAGTAGTCAGACATATGGCTATCGGTAGAGATTACCGTGATGCCAACCTACACGCAGAGGCTGATGCTTCTTATAATGATGGTGCTGGTGTTGCTCACACAATGCACGGCATTGGCGCAGGTGAAGGTGTCGTAGTCGGTACACTTAAGACTCAGACTCTAACCAACAAGACTCTTACCAGCCCAACAATCTCTAACCCTACCCTTACGGGTACACCATCTGCTGAAGCAAGCATTGTCTTTGAAGGCGCTACGGCTGATGCTCACGAGACTACCCTGACTGTAGTTGACCCAACTCAAGACAACACAATCACCCTACCGAATACTTCTGGTACGGTGGTAATTCTTGATGCTACTCAGACCCTGACTAATAAGACTTTAACTAGCCCGACTATCTCAGGCTCTCCAGTAATTACTGGTCTATCTAGCGCAGGTATGATTTCATCCTCTGCTACCCCTAAAGATTATGTAGACTCAATCCTAGGCTCTGCAACCGCTGCAGCCACTAGCGCAGCCTCCGCAGCCACAAGTGCTGCCAGTGCTGCTACAAGTGCCTCTAGCGCCTCTACAAGCGCTTCTAGCGCCCTAACTAGCGCCAACAGTGCATCTACCTCAGCCACATCTGCAGCCACCTCTGCAACCTCTGCAGCGGCTTCTGCGACAGCAGCGGCAACATCTGCTACCTCGGCTGCTGCTTCAGTAAGTGCGGTACAAACTTCTGCTTCATCGGCTGCTACTTCAGCCTCATCGGCTAGCACTTCGGCATCGTCAGCCTTAACCAGCGCTAACTCAGCAGCCACTTCAGCAACTGCTGCAGCAACTAGTGCTACAAGCGCTGCTGCTTCTGCTACTGCTGCTGCTACTTCGGCTTCTAGTGCCGCTGCTTCTGCAGCAAGTATTGTAGGAGACGCTGCTGCTGCAGCGACATCTGCTGCATCTGCTGCTACTTCTGCTACTTCTGCAGCAACAAGTGCATCATCTGCTAGCACATCAGCCTCAAGTGCTTTAACTTCGGCTAACAGTGCTTCTACTTCAGCATCTAGTGCTGCTACATCTGAAACTAATGCAGCAACTTCAGCATCTAGCGCAAGCACCTCTGCTTCGTCTGCATTAACTAGCGCTAATAGCGCAAGCACATCAGCGTCATCTGCTCTCACATCTGCTAACTCAGCAGCAACATCTGCTTCTAGCGCTGCTACTTCTTATGATGAATTTGATGATAGATACCTAGGCGCTAAGTCGTCTCCACCAACTGTAGATAATGATGGCAATCCACTTCTAACTGGTGCTTTATATTGGAACACAGTTGACAACCAGATGTATGTCTGGAGCGGTAGTGCTTGGGGTGGTATTTCCTCAACTGCTCAGTTGTTCCGTTATCGCTATACTTTATCTGGCGGAGAGACTAGTGTTTCGGGTCCAGATGATAATGGCGTAACTCTTTCTTATCTTGCTGGCAAGGAGCAAGTATACCTAAACGGTGTACTTATGGTTCGCAGTCAAGACTATACAGCAACCAATGGCACAAGCATCACAGGCTTTAGCCCTGCACTTGCTGCCTCTGATGTCATTGAGATTATTACCTTTACGGCATTTGATGTGGCTACAACGATTCCTAATAGCATCCTAGATGCAAAAGGAGATTTAATCGTTGCTACTGCTTCCGATACTCCTGGTAAACTTAGCGTAGGTACAAATGGATATTTCCTCAAGGCTGACTCAACAACTGCTACAGGACTTGCTTGGGCACAGGTAGATTTATCTTCTTATGCAACAACTGCTTCAGTTCAAGATAACTTAGTAATGAATATAATGGGAGCATACTAATGACAAAAGCAAGAACGCTTGCAGATAATTTTGCTGCAGATATAAATGGGATTACCGCAGGCACAGGTATTACAGGTGGGGGTACATCGGGTACTGTAACCATTACTAATGATATGGCTACAACCATAGCAGCCAAGGGCGACTTAGTTGTTGGTACAGGTAACGATACCTATAACCGTCTAGCCGTTGCCTCTACTGCTGGTTATGTCTTACAGGTTGACTCGGCAGAAACGACAGGGTTGAAGTGGGCTGCGCCTGCTGCTGGTGGAAAAGTTTTGCAAGTAGTCAGTGGTACCTATTCAACCGAAACAACTTCAACTTCACAATCTTGGGCTGATACTGGTTTAAGTTTAGCAATTACTCCTAGTGTCAATACCAGTAAAGTGCTTGTTTTAGTATCATTGAATTATAGATTATTAGATATAAGCCAAGAAGTTAGAGGTGGTGCTCGTTTATTAAGGGGCAGCACACAAATTTTTGGTGATGATGATGCTAGTGCGCCCACTTCATTAAAAACTCAGGCTTCCGGTGCGACTGCTGTAGTGCATAATAATTATGTTACTTGGACTTATTTAGATAGTCCAGCAACAACTTCTTCCACAACTTACAAAGTCCAAATGGCGGTTGGTGCATCCGGTATGGAATTTAAGGCGCAATATGGAGCGCAAGCCTCGTCTATTGTTTTACTAGAAATTGGAGCGTAAAATGGCACAAGGTTCAGATGTTCTAAAAATGCTTAGACCGCAAGGTGGTTGGGTAATTACAGAATCTGATTTTGATTCAATTCGTTGGGATGAAGGTGTTGAACCTCTTACAAGAGAAGAATTTCAAGCCGGATTTGCTCAATATGATTTTTGGAAAGCGCAACAAGATGCGGAAACCAAAGCCGCAAAGCAAGCCATTTTTAACCGTTTAGGCATTACCGAAGACGAAGCAAAACTCCTCCTATCATAGAAAGGTATGTAGTAACTAATGGCTACAACATCTAAGGTACTCGCTCGCACAGCAGCAGCGACTACATCAACAACCCTATACACCCAACCGAATACCAGCACTACGACTATTGTTACCAACTTATTGGTGACTAATACGACTAGCAGCACGGCTAACTTCACACTCACTATTGCTGGTGTGACTGCTGCCTCATCGGTATCCGTTGGTGCCTATGACACTACAGTGATTGATATGAAGCAGGTCATTCCTCCAACCAACCCTGCTACTACTATTACTGGTCTTGCTTCTACAACTGGTGTAAGTTTTCATATCTCGGGAGTGGAGATTTCATAGTGAGTCCAGTATATAAACTTTCTGCCAGCAGTATTAAAGGCAGAACTAACTATGGGAGTATGCTTGCTGGTAATACTGCCTATGTACCGCCTAACTATGCCTATGAGTCCATAGCCACAGTCACAATTGGTTCGGGTGGCGCTTCTAGCGCTGAATTTACTTCCATTCCCGGAACTTATACTCATTTACAAATAAGAGGTATAGTGCGTAGTACTGATACATCTGAAGGTAGAACAGGTTTACAAGTTCAATTTAATTCAGACACGGCTAGTAATTATAGCAGACATAATGTTATAGGTGATGGAGCCTCAGCAAGTTCCGAAGGTCAAATAAATCAATCTTCAATGTTTGGCGTGAATTTTATGATTCCTAGCGCAACGGCTACATCTAACACATTTGCTGGAATTGTTTTTGAACTTTTAGATTATGCTAATACTAATAAATATAAAACCGCTCGTATGTTGATTGGTTTTGATAATAACGGCACCTCGCCTTTACCTGGTCGTGTTGGGCTAGAAAGTAGTAGTTGGCGTAGCACATCAGCAGTTACAAGTATCAAGTTGTTTCCTCATACTGCTAACTTTGCACAGTACACGACATTCGCCTTATATGGAATCAAAGGGGCTTAAATAATGGCTACCACCTATTCGCCGATAGCAACGACAACGCTTGGGAGCACCGCAACGGAAGTCAGTTTTACTTCAATTAGCGGTAGTTATACCGACCTAGTGTTGGTTAGTTTTATTAAGCCTTCTAATACCGACTCACCTGCCTTACTATGCGAAGTTAATTCTGATACTGGAAGCAATTATTCCGGCACATTCTTATATGGCGATGGGAGCGCAGCGGGGTCTAATAGATTATCTTCACAAGCGCGATTTACTTTAGCCCGCCAATACGGTTTAGGTGACTCAACTACGAACACCGCTAACTTCATAACTAACTTCCAAAATTACTCAAACACTACAACTTACAAAACAATCATAAATCGCAGTAATACTCCAGGGGGTTCAACATATAAAGGTGTTGAAACTTCGGTCGGGCTATGGAGAAGCACAAGCGCAATAACTTCTATAAGAATTTTTGTAACTGTCGGTGGTTTTGCTTCTAGTTCAATGTTCACTCTCTACGGCGTGAAAGCAGCCTGACCTTATGATTACTAATTTTAGAAAGGCGGCATAATGGCAACCACTTATGAGGCAATCGCCACAGTAACAGTCGGAAGCGGCGGGGCTGCGAATATTGAATTTACAAGTATTCCACAGACTTATACGGATTTGGTAATGAAAACCTCGCTAAGAAGCACACTAGCAGATACCGAAGACTGGGTAAATTTACAGTTTAATAATTCAGGAGGAACTGCTTATTCGTTGCGGATTCTTTACGCAAATGGAACTTCGGCTCTATCACTTAGCACAAGTTCTGCTGCTGATGTTCAATATTCTTCAGTAGCCGTTGGTGACAATTCAACTGCCAGCACTTTTTCTAATGCTGAATATTATATTCCAAACTATACTAGTTCTAATAACAAAAGTGTTAGTATTGACGGAGTATCTGAAGCAAACGCAACAAAAGCATTTACAACATTGAATGCGTCACTTTGGGCAAATTCGGCAGCAATAACTTCAATCAAAATATTTCCAGATACAACAGGTAATCTTGCCCAATACTCAACCGCGACACTTTACGGAATCAAGAACAGTTAGGAAAGGAAACAATGCCAACGAAACTAATAGTGGACTGCTCCAGCGGAGTAACCACAGAGGTAGAACTAACAGCCGAAGAAATTGCACAGCGCGAGGCTGAAGCAGCAGCATTTGCTGAGGCTGAAGCGCAACGCCTAGCAGATGAGCAGGCTAAGGCAGCAGCAAAGCAAGCAGCACAGGATAAACTCAAGGCTCTTGGTTTGACCGATATTGAAGTAGCCGCCCTAGTAGGCGCTTAAAGAAAGAAGGGGACAATGATAGGCAAGAATGACACAGTAGCCCTCGGTTGGTGCGACAATGGCACTACCGATGGCAAGTTTACTGAAGGATTGATGACAGCATTTATCGCTGGCGCTACCAATGATATGTTCATCAATACCAGCATTAGAGTCCAAGGCAATCAGATTGGCAGACAACGCCAGAATCTATTTGACTATTGGGCAGACAAACTTAAGACTGACTGGCTACTCTGGGTTGACTCAGACATAGTGCTCAACCTTGAGGCTATGAAGAAACTCTGGCAGTCAGCCGACAAGATTAACCGTCCAGTAGTAAGCGGTACCTACTTCATCTCTAAGGAGAATGAGGGCACATTGATGCGCCCATTCCCTTGTCTATTCAACGACATCTCAGCACATCAGATTCAGTATATCCACCCGCTACCTGACAATCAGTTAATTAAGGTAGACAATGCAGGCTTTGGCTTTGTCATTATGCACAAGTCTATTGTTCCTAAGATGAGGGCAGCACACCCTGGCAAGGGTATGTTTATGGAGACTGGTGATGGTAATGATGACCACTTTATCGGTGAGGACATCATCTTCTTTCGCCGTATGAGAGATGCAGGTATTCCACTACACGCCCACACTGGGGCGTTAGTCAAACATATGAAACGCTTTAGCGTTGACTTTGACTACTACGCATTGTATTGGGCTAACGAACATTTGAAAGAAAAAGTTAAGGAATTACAACAACAGCAAGGAGAGTAAGTGGCTGGTCGTGATATTACCGAAGGTCGCTCTAGTAGAGCGATTGCTGTAGATGTAGGTGTAGTTGCTACCGATAGCATCTGGCAGAACACTGATATTGCTTATGATACAGCCCTTGGCGGTATGCCATTTATCTATGCTATCTCTGACCAAAGACCATATATCCGTCAAACAGCGCCATACCGCAAAGAACAATTTGATAATCAAACTGAACCTGGTGAACAGTCACTAACTGGGTGGTGGCTAAGAAGCCAGTCCTCGTTTCAAGACGGGACTGGCATTACTTTTTATGACCCAGCACTTATTGTCGGGGAAGGTACCTATCAATTTAAAGATAGTCGTGGCGTTAATGTTTGGGAGCCAGGAGAAGTAACTTTATTAAATAATACGTCCGCTGCTCACTACACAACTAGCCCTACTGTTAGCAACGGCAGAGCAACTCAAGCCGTTCGCAGTATACGGTGGTCTAATACTGATGGAGTTTTATTACTAGACGGATACGATGTAGATAAAATTTCAGTAAGCGGAACAGTTACCGATTTCATTGATTACAATGCTGGAACTGATGATAAAGTTTATGCTATCTGCGATGATGGTGTTACTGCTTTTTGGGTGACTAATGATACTGGTCCATCAGGTAAATTAGAAGTAAATAAAAAAGTATTAACAGGTGATGCAAGTACATCGGCAACAGTTATGTTTACCATTAATGGCATTACGGTAACTAATGCAACTATGGAATATATTAAAGACCGTATTGTTATGGGTGCGAATAATAAGATATATGAATTTTCAACTACGGCTACCAGCGCACCGACTGCTGTATATACCCATAGCGATGAGAACCATACCTTCACTAGCATTACCGCATCTGGTACTGCTATCTATGTGGCTGGTTTTACTGGTGTTCAATCTAGCATTTATAAATTCACTTTAAGTACAAGCACAGGTTCTATGCCTAGCCTTACCAGTGCTATTACTGCTGCTGAAATGCCATCTGGCGAACTTATCCATAGCATCAAATATTATCTTGGCTATATGTTAATTGGTACAAGTAAAGGTATTAGGGCTGCCACCGTAGATGACAATGGTTCTATTACTTATGGTCCACTTATAGTTGAGACTAGCCAACCTGTATATGACTTTGCATTTAGAGATAAATATGCCTGGGCTGCTACTGGTGTTGCTGGCGAGGCTGGAGTCGTTCGCCTAGATTTAGGCAATGATTTAGGTGGATTACGCTTTGCTTATGCAAATGATTTGTGGTTAGACAATGGTGTAACTGGGTATAAAACAACCTCTTGTGCTTTTGCTGGACTTACTAATAGATTAGTTTTTGTAACTGATGCTATTAATCGTGGCACAATTACCAACAAACAACTTACATCTAATGTTGCTACACTTACTACGGCTACAGCACACGGCTTGACCACTAGTGATTCAATATGGGTAGAGGGAGTTGACTCTACATTTAATGGTCAATACACAGTAACTTCAGCAACAACAACAACATTTAGTTACGCTAAAACGGCTGCTGATGTAGCATCAACTGCCGTATCATCCGCATATGCGCTGGTCAATGAAACTGGTTCAATCAATATAGAATCTGCTGGTGCGAAGATGCCTGATGGTTACGTTGAAACTGGCTATATTCGCTACAATACTCTTGAGCCTAAAAACTTTAAACGTTTACTTGGACGTGGTGACTTTACCTACGGTTCTATGACGTTAGAAACTGTAGATGAAGATGGCACAGAGTATGACGTAGTTAGTTATGACTCATCAGTTCCGCCAGTAGAAGTAACTACTAGCCAGCCATCAGGCTCCAGAGAATATCTAGCCTACAAATTCATCCTATACAGAGACGGTACAGATAATACTAAAGGTCCAATCTTCAAGGGCTATCAAGCAAAGGCTACTATCGCTACCCCGCGTCAACGGGTAATTAAGTTTCCTGTCTATTGCTATGACGTTGAGACAGATAAGTACAATGTAATGGTTGGTTATGAAGGTCGGGCTAAAGACCGTATTGCCCAACTGGAAAACATTGAACAAGGTGGAGACGTAGTAACTTGGCAGGACTTACAGACTGGCGAAAGCCGTCAAGTAATAATTGAACAAATCACATTCACACGACAGACTCCACCAGACAGAGGTTTCTCTGGCTATGGTGGAATCCTGGATATACTAATAAGGACTGTATAACTATGTCACCTGCTGATTGGGCTGGATTAGCCGTATCTGTAACTACCCTTGCTGGAGCACTGGCTATGGGAGTTAAGCATTTAACTAAACATTATCTGTCAGAACTAAAGCCCAACGGTGGGTCAAGTATTAAAGACAAGGTTAATGCCTTGGAAGACAAAGTAGATTTACTGACCGACCTAGTTAGAGAAGTGCTGAGGAAATGAATGAAACCTGTAGTGAAGGTCGCGAGTCCTGCTGCTATTGCTGTGCTACGTCAGGCGACAGCATTGTCGCCGAAGCGCAAGAAAGTGTCAGACGGATTATTGCCAAGTGCTGCTCATCTGAAAGCGAGTCCGAATTCGGACCACAATACTGGGCTAGCAGTAGACCTCACCCACGATTTGAAGCACGGGATTGACTGCAATGTCATCTTTGAAAAACTTAAAGAGGATGAACGCGTTGCGTATCTTATCTTCAGGGGCAAAATCTGGTCACGGGAAAGACGTAAAGAAGGCAACAGGAAGTATACTGGTAATAACCCTCACGTTAAGCATCTTCATATCTCTATTAATGATACTCACGCTGATGACACTAGCCCTTGGTTCTGGTGGATGAATCAGCCTAAGATTGTGAATCAGGTACGAGCACGACTCACCCCTTCACCTAAGAAGAAGGTGGCAGAAGGTGCTACAGTGGCACCTACGTGCACCTGTTGCCAGGTTCACAATACAAAACGAAAGGCAATCTAAATGGAAACACTAAAGCAAGTATCCCTCACTTGGTTCCGTGCAGCAGCAGCCGCTGCTATTGCACTCTACCTTGCTGGTGAGACTGACCTGAAGGTGTTAGGCACTGCAGCATTGGCTGGCTTCCTCGGACCAGTCCTAAAGTGGCTTGACCCATCTGCGCCAGAGTTTGGGCGTAAGAAAAAGTAGCCCTTTAAACGCCTTCTAAGGCGGTTTTTAGACACGAAGACCCCCGCTCTAGGGTAATCCCCTAGACTGGGGGTTCTTTTCTGCTTTCTAGCCCTTGATTATCCAGACTTGCCAGCCCTGATGTAGGACTCTGAACTCCTTATTGTGCCTGTTTAGGAAAGAGTTAATGCCTGGGGCTGGGTCATAGTTATTACCCTTGCCTGACTTCCACTCATAGTCATCAAATGCCATTATCCCACCCTGCTTGAGGATGTCCCAAGATAGTTCGGCATCTAGTAGAACTCCTGTCGCTGTGTGGTCTGCATCTATGTAGATAAAGTCGTATTCTTCTAGTGCTTCATAGCGCAAAAAATCCATAGTCGTAGCCCGTATGCTCTCTACTCTGTCACCGTATGGCTCTACTCGGCTGAGGTAAAACTTGTAGATTTCCTCAAAGTCCATATCTTTATGGGCTTCTTCATCGCTACCCTGCCAGGTATCTATATCAATTAACTTAGAGGTTTCATCTGTCAGTATGTTTTCTAGTAACCATACTGAAGCATCACCTGTGTATACGCCAAGTTGTAGGAACTTTAAATTAGGCTGACCTTTATAGTGGTATAACATATTCTTAAAGTTATCTACAGCCTCTGTAGATTCAAACCAATTTGGATATTCCATAGTCCTCCTATAAATAAACCCTGCCCGTCCGATAGAGCAGGGTCTATTGTTTTTCTGCTGGCTTCCCCTTCCAGCAGAAATCTATTCGTTTATCACTAGGTTGTGCCAGTATTCGGGTCTGCTTCTAGCATCAAAGAATACTACTAGGTCACGCTCTTGCGTGTCCCATCTAGTATGAAAGACTGGTTCTATGTGGGCTAGTTCTCTGGCTGGCACCATTGCTATGCCGTCTGCGAATCTAAAACAGATGCGATGGTATGAGTGTTCATTGTCTGTGTATGGTGGGGCTATCATCATCTGCTGTAGTTTGTTGAAAGGAAAGATGGCAGGTCTACTGCTATCTGTCTTCAACCATTTGACTTCTAAATCTCCGATGTAGTTCTCTCTACCATTGCCCCACTGTAAGCAGATGTGGAAGTCGGAGAAGTAAAAGCGGGGTGTGCCATACAACTTCCAACCCTTGAAGTAATCCTCAAGCGCCTTGGCTGCAATCTTCTCCCGCTTACCATCTGCGTTTACCTGACGTATTGGTTCAAGCACGGCGTCTAAGTTCCCATTCTGGGAATATCGGCTTGGCAACAATACCTTTTGCCTTGCGTATCCTATCCCTGTCGGAAGCAGTTGTTCCTCCCCATATTCCTATGACGTTATATTCTAATGCGTAACTAAGACATTCGCTTTCTGCTGGGCAGGTAGAGCATATCCGTTTCATATACGGAGTGTCTATTGAACTGTAAGTTTCTGGAAACCAGGAGTCTAGGTCTGTACCTTCGCAGGCTGGTCTGTTCTTAAATTTCGGAATCATTACGCCACCATTCAATAGTTAGCCACACTACGCTTAAGTCTATATCAATTCCCCATTTGCTGATACAGAATCCTAGACCGAATCTATTCCATCTATACCCTACTAATATGAAGATACTCCTGTTACCTACATCAAATTTCTTTTTCATTTAATCTCCTGTTTTGTAAAAGCCTTTGGCTTTAAAGTGGACTGGTGCTGCACTGAACTGCTTATCCATCTGCACCTTGCATTTCTCACACCACATAGCGTGGTCTGAATAGACTGAGAAAGTCTGCTCTACAACTACGTTGCATATCGGGCAACTAAATTCATAGGTCGGCAAGACCCAACTCCTCTCCGTCTACTGGTGTAGGTAGTGTGACCATACTGCCACAACCTGCACACTCGCCATCTGTAAAGTAAAAACCTAACTCTCCATCTATGAATCCACCTAGCATTACAAAGATGTCACAGCCACACGGACACACCTCAAGAGGTGTACCGCGTAGGTCCATTGCCCTGCTGTAATCAATCTTATGTAGCAGGTCACGGATGTCTCTACTCTCCGTCATCGTCCTGCTCTGTCTGTGGTACATCTTCATCTTGGTATGGTCTCCATCCACCTAGGTTGCGGATAAGTGAGTTGATAGCACGCTGGACTTTCATCCTGGCACCATCTGGTGTTGTCTTTAAGTCCTTTGCTATAAGGTTCCACTCATTATTCTCTGTGCTGAACCTGACCCGCAGGACATTTTGTTTAGCCTCTGTAAGTTTAAAGAAAGCATTGGCTATATCTGACCTTAACACTAGCCAGTTGTTGCCATCACTGCTGTTCTCTGCCTTGCTGAACTTAAAGTTTAAGTCTTTAATCTTGGTTGGTATTTCATATGACTCAGAGATAATGCTAGGCAGAAATGCCTCAACCACTGTTGAGTCGTAGTAGTACAGGTCAAGCAACTCGTAGCCGACTGCCTTTGCTTTTTCCTTCTCGCAAAACTTAACGGCTGCATTGCGGAGAGACTTGGCTATTAGTTTGTCTTTATCTTTTTGGTCAAGGGCTGACCACTCTACATATTTTGTGGGATGGGTAATGAACCATAACCAGAGAATCTGCTGTATATCTAGACTCTCTACCATCGGATACTTTCTGTGGTATTCAATGGCTAATGACGCTACTAATGCGTCATATTCAGTTAGGTATTCTGCCTCCACCTGTGCCTTCCCATTGACCTCTTTGTACCAATAGTCCTATTATGGCATAGTTTGCCAGGTCTTTGTAGGAATCTTCTATACTTTCATAGTTCGGCGTGTTGCCTTTGCGGTTGTAGTAAAGATTCTTTAGCCGTTCCATCTTGTCGTGCATCCGAACTAGTAAACCATTGGTAGGTCCACCTGGTGCGTGGGCTATGTTGTATGGTCCGTAGTCTTGGTGCTTCTGCACCATAACTATTTTAAGTTCCATTAAGATGTCATCTAGGTCTTTAACGTCCTTCATCTAATACCTTCTTTGACTCTTTATCAAAGGCTGCCATTGCTTCCATAACTATTACTTCTTCTACTACCTCATCGCCATCACCTTGTGCTGCTGCCACTAAGACATTGGCTAGTAGGGTGAGTAGCATCTGTGCTGACTCTAAATCTACTTTCATTGCTTTGTATATATCGTGCAGGGCTGAGAGTAAATCAATGCCCTTCTTTTCTGATAGTGGGATACCCATTAGTAGAGGGTTGGCTGCTATGTGTATCCAGACTCCCTCAAGTTCATCCATTGATACATTTTCTAATTCGCTCATCTAAAAATTGTACTCCTTCCTGTAGCACAATGCTGTTAACATCGTGTCCTTCTGGCATCTGAACTATGTTTACATTTCCTAATTCTCTGCTGACTTTCTTACCGAACTCCAGCCCTGGATTGTCACCATCTGCTAGGACTATAACTGTATCAAAGTCGTCAAGTATTTTTGTGTAGTAGGGCTTCCAATTATTAGCACCTGGTATGCCAACGGCTGGGTGTCCTGTCTTAGTTACTACTGTTATGCAGTCAATCTCACCTTCGGTGACACAGATATACTGGTCTGCATTTAACACAGCCTGGGCATTGAACATAGTTGTCTTTGCTCCTGGCAAGCCAATGTACTTAGGGTCTTCACCGTGGATAGAACGAAACCGCAGGTCAACCACCCCTGATGGGGTGCTGTATGGGATAACTAACTTACCCTTGTAGCCTTCGTGACCTGGCAATGGATTCTCCACTACTCCTAAATGAAACTTCCTGGCTTCGTCTACCGACAGACCCCTTGTTGCGAGATAGTCTGCTGCTAGATGTATGTGCTGGGCGTATTCTGTCGTTGCCTGTAGGAGAAATTGTCTCTGCGAATTTGACAGCCTCACGATAGTTGCCTCCTTCTCTTTCCATAATCAAATCGTATACGTCTCCACCAATGCCACATCCGTGGCACTTAAATCTTTGTTGTTCAAAATTGATACCAGCAGATGCGTGTTTGTCTCCGTGGAATGGGCATTTCATCTTGCGCCAACCACTGCCCTCCCTAGGCAGGGTGGCGCCTACGTATTGTAGGTAGGCTGCAATGCTATGTTTTTCCATCTGCTTTCTTAAGTAGTTCTAACCATACCTGTGCTGGCATAGTCGCATACCACTGTCCGACATCTCCTTTGCCTTTACGTTTGTGTAGAACTGTGCCTGTCCAAGCACCGTCATTCTTCATCTCTACTTCTAACTCTGCTGTCCAACCTGCAAGGTCCATCTTAGCGTGGTTCTTAATCTCAATGGTAACTCCTGGCACACCGCTAATATCGCCTTTGTCTAGCGTTGCTCCTGCTAATCTGCGGTCTGCATACGGAAAGCCATTGGCTTTAAGCCAAGCAACTACATCTCGTTCTGCTTGGCTACCCTTGCGTTTGGCTGCGCTACTCAACTATTTAATACATCCCTTGCTACATCCATTGCTAGCGTAGTTAGTGCATTGTATAACTCATCATTGTTATATAGTTCATCAACAATAATGTTCCACTCACCATCTGTTATTGGTTTGGCAAGTAGAGTTTCTACATCTTCCTTTGCGAAAGAGTATTCCCAAATCTTAGTCTCCATACATAGTCTCCTGTGCATACTTAATTTGAACATCGTCTAAATACATATTGTCAGGGTTGAAAGCAAGGCTGACATAGTTGTTACCTGTCTGGTCTGCTCGCCCGTATCTGTTTTTGACTGGGGCTACGCAGAGATAGGTATCATCACCTTGTTTCATCTGACCGATAGTCAGAACCATTGCTGGTATCTGGTTGACCAGACCCTGAATGGCTGACCGTGGCTGGCAGGGATAGCCCTCAAAGCCTTCCTTAGTATGGTGCAGAACAAGCACGGCTGAGTTGGTATCTCTTGCAAGATACTTTAACTCCTTCATTGCTGCACGCATACCTTGGAATTCTTCGTGTCCATCCATTGCTATATCCATTAGATTGTCTACAACAATAAGCGTAGGACTTCTGCCCCATACAGTTTCAAATGCACTGACCTCATCATCCAAATCTTTTAGAGTTGGTGTTGATTCAAAAGACCAGAACAAGTGGTTGTTCATAACAAGAACTTCTTCTGCTTTGGCTGGGTCACGCTTTAGTAACTGCTCTGCTGCTTGCTGTGAGATACGGCTAGACATAGCAACTAATCGCATAGCCATAGTGTGAGCGTTGGTATCTGCGCTGAAGTACAGCGTAGGAACTTTGGCTCTGGCTGCGATTGCCAGTGCAACTGATGACTTACCTGCACCTGGGGTGCCAGCAATCATCGTAATTTCTGCACGGCGCAGGATAATTCCTGCTCGCTCAAACGCCGCAAAGGCGGGTGGCAATGGCTCGCCACCTACCTCTGCTTTGCTGATGCTTCGCTTGAGTGTTCTCATTACTTCACTTGGTCAGGAACAAATGTATTCCAATCGGCTGTGCCAATACGAACATAGTCATTCTTGCACTTATCAAATGCACCTTTTGGTGCTGGGCAGAAATAACCACGGTACATTTTGCCGTCTTTACCTGTGCCTTGGATAGCAGTCATCTTGCCGTGAGGGCAAGCACGTCCGCCACCTACTGATGGTGCTGATGTAGATGCCCAACTATTTGTTGGTGCTGGTGCATTGTCTACGATGCTAGCGCCCAGGCTTGCTGCAA